TACCTAGGCAAAATTAAATTGGAGAACGACGATGGCAACTAAGCTAGAGAAACCCGTCACACGGGAAACAACAGTCATCGAGAAAATGGTGCCACTAATAGTTACGCTTAGGGCTAACCAAACGATGGGATTTAAGCTAAAATTTAAGCAAGAAGAAATAATCGTCGATATAGAAACCTTGTATCGGTTCGCAAAGCAGCAGGCTATAACAGGGAACGCAAGAGTGATATAATGAAATATACTCCGAAGAGCATAGAGACTTACTTAACGTATCTAGATTACTTAGATGCGTACAGGCAAGAGGCAATACCGTTAGTGCACTCGGCTAACTACGACTTTGACCTAGAACATAAGTTAGTAGAACAATGCGAAGCCGGAGACTATATTCATGCTGTTGAATCCCCCATTAGAGATGCCGAATGACAAATTATACGTGGTCGTACTCGTCGATGTCGACGTTTCAGCAATGCCCTAGGAAGTACTATCGATTAAAAGTAGTTAAGGATATTAAGGAACCCGAAGCAGAACATCTGATTTACGGTACCGAAGTACACAAAGCTGCCGAAGAATACGTACGGGATGGCAAAGCGATACCGGAGAAGTACGCGTACATCAAACCACAAGTAGATGCATTGATGCAGATTGATGGGGACAAGCATTGCGAAATAAAAATGGGGCTAACCAAAGAACTAGATGCATGTGAGTTCTTTGACCCGAAAGTATGGTGGCGTGGTATAGCTGACTTACTTATCGTAAAAGGAAACGATTGTTTCCTTATTGACTACAAAACAGGGAAGTCTGCACAGTATGCGGATACCAAGCAGTTAGAGTTGTTATCGCTTGCTGTGTTTAGACACTTCCCCGAAGTAAAACGTATTAAGGCTGGGTTACTATTCGTTGTATCTAAAGAGTTCGTACAGTCAGAATATGCATTAGAAGGACAGAGGGACGGTTGGACGTACTGGATTGGTGAGACGGGTCGCCTAGAGTCATGTTATGAGAATGACACGTGGAACCCCAAGCCTAACTTTACTTGCCGTAAGTTCTGTCCAGTTACTGACTGTGAACATAACGGAAAGAGTGGGAGATGATATGCCATACGTAAACAAGAAACGTCCATACAAACATGAGTGGGAAATGCAACAACAGCGTGACGAGAAACCATCTCGTGCAGCTAGAGAACGCGCTCGCTACACGATGGATAAGACAAGTGCAGACAAGAACAAGAACGGTAAGGCAGACAAGCGGGAAGGAAAAGATATTGACCACATCGTTCCGCTATCTAAAGGAGGCTCTAATACTACGAAGAACCTGCGGATTAGAAGTGCTAGTAGCAACCGGTCGTATAGCCGAAACTCAGACCATACGGTTAAGGTAAACAAACCAAAGAAAAAATAAAAATGGATATAATCGATAATAAATATCTAGTAGTAAAAACGAGAACCCCAGAACGAATAACAGAAACAATAGCAGGTAGCGAAGTAATAGGAGAGAACGAAGGCGTACATGCAGTACTAGTTAACTGGACATTGGAAGATGCCCAGAAGCTTAAGCGCCTTAAGTTTAAGAACGTACCCTCACCTATCAACCGTGACTATTCGTGGCCGGGTGTGTTCCCTCCAATGGAGCATCAACGTGATACTGCGTCGTTCCTCACGATAGCCAAACGGTCTTTCTGCTTTAACGAACAGGGGACAGGCAAGACTGCGGCAGCTATCTGGGCTTCAGACTATTTGCTGAATCAAGGCAAAATACACCGCGTATTGATTGTCTGTCCTCTATCTATCATGCAGTCCGCGTGGCAGGCTGACCTATTTAAGTTCGCTACTCACCGCAAGGTTGGGATTGCACACGGTATACGTGAGAAACGTAAGCAGGTTATACAAGGTCCTTACGAATACGTTGTCATAAACTATGACGGCATCGAAATCATTCAGAAAGAGATTAGAGCAGGTAAGTTTGACCTAGTCATAATCGATGAAGCCAATGCGTATAAGAACGTAAGCACTAAGCGCTGGAAGGCTATGCAATCCTTACTCGGCCCCGACACGTGGTTGTGGATGATGACAGGTACACCAGCTGCTCAGTCTCCCGTAGACGCTTACGGCCTAGCTAAACTATGTGTCCCCGAGAATGCACCACGTCACTTTGGGCAATACAGGGACAGCGTACTACAACAGCTAACTCGGTTTAAGTGGGTTCCAAAGCCGAATTCATCTGCGGTCGTGCACAACATGCTTCAACCTGCTATTCGGTATACTAAGGAAGAATGCTTAGACTTACCCGACTTAGTATTCGTTGAGCGTCAAGCACCGTTATCATCACAGCAACTCAAATACTACAAGCACATTAAAGAGCAGTTCGCTATGACCGCTAGTGGTGAGGAAGTGTCCGCAGTAAACGCAGCTGCCCAACTAACTAAGCTATTGCAGATATCATGTGGCGCGGTGTACAGCGACAGTGGCGCAGTAGTAGAGTTTGATGTGTCCAACCGACTACATGTAATCGAGGAAGTAATCAACGAGGCTAGTCACAAGGTACTCGTGTTCGTGCCGTTCAAGCATGCGATTAACTTACTGCATGACCACTTAAAGAAAGCACACATTAGCTGTGATGTGATCTCGGGTGATGTATCAGTGACACGTCGTACGGACATATTCCGTAGGTTCCAAGAGTCACCAGACCCACAGGTACTTATCATACAGCCACAGTCAGCAGCCCACGGGGTTACATTGACCGCAGCTAACGTAGTAATTTGGTACTCACCTGTAACGTCAATCGAAACATACTTGCAAGCAAACGCCCGTATTAACCGTAAAGGGCAGAAGAATTCAATGACCGTAGTTCACATTGAGGGCAGTAGCGTAGAGCGCAAATTGTATAAGATGCTCACGCAAAAACTAGGTGTACATAATCAGCTAATTGATTTATATAATAGCGAAATAAATACTTGACACAGTATACTTAGTGTAGTCTAATTAGAAAACGGACAAAGAGCCGTATGATTAACCAACCAAAATGAGGAACCACAAATGGATGCAGATGCAGAATCACTTGTCTCCGCGTATATCAATATACGTGACGAACGAGACAGAATAATTAGTCAACAAAAACAAGCACTTAAAGAGCTTGAATTACAATTAGAAGCCGTCAGTAAAGCCTTGCTAGAAATATGCAAAGAGAATAAACTAGATGGTTTCCGCACCGACTTTGGCACCGTTTCACAAATCACTAAGACCGAATACTGGACTAATGATTGGGACTCTTTATACAGATTTATTAAAGAAAACGATGCATTTCACTTACTTCATAAACGGGTTAACCAATCCGGTATGAAGGAGTTTTTAGAAGAAAACCCTGATTTACACCCTGCAGGATTAAATGTAGACCAAGAGTATTCTATTCGCGTAACTCGCCCACGTGGCGCATAAGGAGCAGTACAAATGAGTGACTTAACAATTTTCCAAAACAATTCAGTACCCGATTACTTACGTGATGTAGGCGTATCTGACCTTACTAAATCCTTGCTTAGCAATTCTGGTGGTGGCGGTGGTAGCAAACGTATCTCACTTCGCGGTAAAAAGTTCCGCCTAGTTGTTGATGGCGAAGAACTATCTACATTAAAAGCTGAGTCATTAGACGTAGTAATTGTGAATGCTACTAAAGACATTTCACGTACATTTTATTCTAAAGCATATGACCCTAAAGCCGATGCAGTTCCACCTGACTGTTGGTCTAAAGATGGCGTAGCACCTGACCCAACTGCATCTACAAAACAAGCACTTAAGTGTGACGGTTGCCCACAAAACATTAAGGGTTCTGGACAAGGTAACAGCCGTGCTTGCCGCTTCTCTAAACGTCTAGCTATTGCACTTGCTGATGATGTTGCTGGTGGCGTGTACCAACTAACCTTACCATCTGCATCTATCTTTGGTGACGGTGAGAAAAACCAAATGCCGTTCAACAAGTTTGTTAAATACGTTGGCTCACAAGGCTACAGTATTGATACGCTAGTAACGACTATGTCCTTTGATGAAGACAGCGATTCACCACGCGTGTACTTCGATGCTAAACGATTCTTAAATCAAGAAGAGTACGCAGCTACATCTAAGTTAGGTAAGTCACAAGAAGCTATCAATGCAATCACAATGACTGTATCTCAGACTGACCACGTATCTGCTCCTGCAATCGCAGCGCCGAAACCAAAACTAGTAGCACCTGCTATGGAAGAGGAAGAAGTAGAACCAACCGTTCGCAAATCAGCTAAGACAGAAGATAAGCCAGTGTCTTCTAAACCTGATTTAGGTGACATCTTAAGTAAGTTCGCAAAAGTAAGTACAGCAGTAGATGATGAATAAAGATAATCGAGGCTACAGTAGTCGTATCGTGAGTGCTAATTCACTTGCGAGTATCGACAGCCTCGGTGTTCTTCTAGGTAGGTACTGCATTGTTAACGATATCCCAGCTAGTGAGGTATCCGAAGCAATGTCAGTATCGAAGATGACTGTATACAAGTGGTTCACTGGCAAAACAATACCACGCAAGTCACAGGAAGAACGTATCCGAGACATGATTTCAGACTTAATACTTATATAAACAACGAACGGAATTCTTATGGCAACTACAGACCTATTAGGGCAAGTACTAGATGGGCAGGGATGGTACTGCATCGTCGGCTTAAAGGCTGGTACTCCGAAGCAGGAGTTTGTTGCTACATTGGAAGAAGCATCAGATTCAATTGAGATACTACTCAAACAAAATTATGATGTTTACTTTGCTTGCGCCAAATACGAAACCGAAGGTAAACGCACTCAGGATAATGTGAAATCCCTGAAGTCGTTTTGGTTAGACGTAGACTGTGGTGTAGGCAAACCGTATGCAAATCAAGCAGAAGGCATCGAAGCACTATACAAATTCTGCGGTGAAGTATCATTACCTATTCCTACTATCGTTGATTCAGGTAGGGGTGTCCACGCATACTGGATACTGGAGCAGGCTGTTGATAAAGCATCGTGGAAACCTGTTGCAGAAAGAATAAAGCAACTGTGTGCAGAACATAAATTCGAAGCTGACGCTGCGGTTACGTCTGACGTAGCACGGATACTTCGTGTACCAGAGACGTTCAACTACAAGAGCAATCCACCGCTCCCAGTTAGTATTGTTTATACGTCAACAAGTATTACCTATGACGAGTTCAAACACGCTGTCGGCGCGTTGCTTACACCTATTGGGGATTTCCAATTTACCCGTAAGCCAAACGCATTGACTATGTCGTTGATGGGCAACAAAGAGTCTAGGTTCTACACAATCATTGAACGAACAATGGAAGGAGATGGTTGCAATCAGTTAGCACATGTAATACAGAATGCAGCGACAATCAGCGAGCCACTATGGCGAGCAGGGTTATCAATCGCTAAGTTTTGTAACGATAACGAACAAGCTATTCACATTGTGTCTGACGGTCATCCCGACTATACAAAAGAAGCAACAGAAGCAAAGGCTGCAATTATCCAAGGACCTTACAAGTGCGATAAGTTTGACGCACTAAACCCGGGGATATGTAGTGGCTGCAAATATAACGGTAAGATTAAATCACCTATTGTTTTAGGCAACGAAGTTGTAGCGTCAGACGATACGCATGTAGTGGCATCAGATAAAGCCGGTGCCGTAACTGTGTATGACATACCACCTATACCAGACCCATACTTTCGGGGCAAGGTTGGCGGTATATACAAGATGCCTTTCGACGAGGAAGAAGAAGCAGTACTGATTTACGCTCACGACTTGTTTGTGGTCAAACGACTTAATGACGAATTCAAAGCTGGGGAATGCTTGCTCATAAGGCTGCATCTACCTAGAGATGGAGTACGCGAGTTTACAATGCCCGCATCAGATATTGGGTCAAAAGAAAAACTAAGAGAAAGGTTGGCACACTACGGCGTTATCGCAATGCCTAAGTCTATGGATCATATTATGGCTTACGTCATATCCTGTGCTAACGAATTACAACATAAATACGAGGCAGAAATTATGAGAAATCAATTTGGATGGGCCGACGATGACAGCAAAATCATCTTAGGTACTAAGGAAATAAGCGCCGATGCAACTCGGTATAGCCCACCGTCAGCAGCTACTGAGAAGTTAGCTAGATGGATGGAACCAAAAGGCTCCCTAGAAGAGTGGAAGAAAATAGTAAACGTGTATGACATGCCTGGCTTTGAGCCACAAGCATTTGGTTTCTTTGCTGGATTCGGCGCGTTGTTCATGAAGCACATTCACTTACGTGGTGCCATCATTAACTTGATTAACAGTGAGTCAGGTACCGGTAAGTCAACCGTATTAAAGATGTGTAACTCAATCATTGGGCATCCTGATGAGTTGATGTCACAGTGGAAAGACACGCACAACCACAAGATGTTCCGACTAGGTCTATTTAATAACTTTGCATTTACGTGCGATGAAGTTACTAAGATGACAGGCGACGAGTTCTCAACCTTTGCCTATGCTATCTCACAAGGTCACGGTAACAACCGAATGAAAGCAGCAGAGAACGAGGAACGCAAGAACGACACCACGTGGTCTACTATCGGGCTATGCAGCTC